ACTTGCTCAATGACCCAAATACAATGGGAAGCATTAAAGCATATTTTGCTGGTCAAGCAGTTGGATCAAACATTCAAGCAAGAGCAACAGGTGCTGTAATCAATCCTAATATGGAGTTGCTGTTCTCTGGTCCCAGAATGAGAACATTCAATTTTGATTTTAGATTAACTCCGAGAGGAAGAGACGAAGCAGAAGAAATCAAAAAGATTGTCAGATCATTTAAGATGAACAGTGCTGTTCAAAGATCAAAATCACATGCATTCTTGTTGACTCCAAACATCTTTAAATTGGAGTACATCTACAATGGTTCTGGTCAACATCCTTTCTTAAATAAGTTTAAACCTTGTGCTTTGACTAACTTCAGTGTTAATTACACACCTGATGGTTCTTATATGACATATAGAGATGGTGGATCTCTTACTTCTTATAATATCTCAATGAGTTTCAGTGAACTTGAACCCATCTATCAAGATGATTATGCTAAGGATTACAATTCACACACGTCAATGGGGTATTAAAAATGTCTTTACCATACTTCAGATATCTACCTAACTTTGATTATGTAAGTCGTCTCCCTGATGCTAAAAATATTGGTGACTATGTTCAAGTAAAGAATCTTTTTAGAAGAGCAAAGATTAATGAGGAGTTGTTTCAGAACATCAACTTCTTCACCAAGTACAAAATTGTAGGTGATGAGAGACCAGATAATGTTGCTTACAAAATATATGATGATCAATACTTAGATTGGTTGGTGCTCCTTGCTAACAACATTATCAATGTGGAAGAAGAATGGCCATTGTCACAGCAGTCATTCTACAACTTTATGTTGAGCAAGTATGGTTCAGAAACTGCTTTCAATAATCCACACCACTATGAAACAGTTCAAGTAAAAGATAGCAATGGAAGAACTATCCTGAAAGCAGGTCTTGAAGTTCCCAGTAATTATTCCATTACCTACTTTGACTCTGGTTTAAATCAGGTAGTCACCAATACAAACACAACTACTATGGTGACTAACTATGAGTATGAAGATAAGATCCAAGATAATAAGAGAAATATCTACGTTGTAAAGGGAGAATATATCTCTGAAATACTTAATGATCTTGAAGAAGGTCTATTGTATAAGAGTGGTAGCAGTCAATATGTTGATGAGAATCTAGCAGTAGGGGACAACATCAGACTGTATGAATAAAAAAAATGGGGGTCATTAACCCCCTTTTTTAATTTACTCTAAAATCCTCCTACAAATCCTTTTACATGTCCCTTGATCTTCATCACATTCAATTAGACAGTTGTAATAATCATTAAGTAGATGGGACTCGTCAATTGTTTGGTCTAATGTTTTTTCCAAACGATCAACACTTTGTTTCCATCCAGCCAATTGATTGTGTGAAATTAAATTGTGCATGACAACCTCCACATGCAAATGAATCCATAATAAAAATCGATTTTAGTACACTTTTCTCACCTCTATAATTCTATCATATGTATGAGACTTTGGTTTAAAATGATACAAAAATTTATGCCTACTAGTTTATACCTATAAAAAAAGAGGGGTATTACCCCCTCAGAAGATTTGCATATGCTGCTATCACTAAAAGTGTAAGACAGATCTGATTATACTTCATCAACTGTCGGCAAGTTTAGCAAAGTAACTCATAGCATCGTCATCTTCGTCATCAACAGAACTAGATGAACTGTCTTCAGCAACTGCCTTTGACTGTTGATAGGAGGTTTCAAGCTTTCGCAATACTTCTTCCTCACTGACAGACTTTTGCTCTGTTGCTGCGTAGTTATCATACTCTGTTTCCTCTTCTACTGTTGACATACGAGTGGACTTACTGCCCAGTACATAATCAAGACGCTTCTTCAGTTCATCATAAGACTTGAACTGATCAGCAGCAGTAAATGCACTGAGTGAATACTGCTTCTTCCAGATTGCTTCCATAGCATCATCATCATCCAAGAGAGGACTAGGACGATCAAACTCTGAAGAGTCATAGTTCCAGTAACCAGCAACCTTCTTCAGCTTCAGTTTGAAGTTAGCACCCTGCCAGAAATCAAAAGGATTGATAGGGGTTTCATCTTCAAACTCAGGTTGCATTGCATCCATGATCTTGTCAAAGATCTTCTTACCAAACTTATAGAGGAATACTCCACCCTCATTTTGAGGATTGGCAGGATCTTTTACAACATAGATGTTGGCATAGAAAGAGAGTTTACGCTTTTGTTTGCGAACAGTTTCTTTATCCTTATCATTGCCACTGTTCCACAGTTCCCTGTTAAGATCGCCAACAGGATCCTTACCACCAATAGTAGTCAGGGAGTTCTCAATGTACCACCCACCAGGACCCTGGAAGGCATGAGAAAACAGTTTGACCCAAGGCAGATCTTCTCCATCAGGGGCAGGCAGGAATCGAATGACAGCATAACCATTACCAGACTTATCCATTTCTGGTTTCCAAAGGCGGTCATCAGCGCCACCACCAGTATTATTCATCTTTTCTACTTCCTTCACCAGTTTGTTGGTGAGGGAACCAAGAGAAGATTGCTTTTTAAGATCAGAAAAACTCATTTGATAGACTCCGTATTTGTTGTATTTGGCTTTTGTCCTTTGGCTTGGGGGAGGATCAGGCAGCCTCTTGAACCATGAATAATAGGATCTTTTGATTGGATTGTCAAGCAGACTCATTAATGGACTTCTTCATGTTTTCTATGATATTCGCCATATTAGAAAACACATAACTAAGATCCACATCAGGTGGAAATCCAAGTTGTCTAGCAGAAGAAATAATATTATTCTTCATCTGCTTCGCTTCAGGATCATCAGATAGACTCATTCTAGTGTACAGTACTTGTTGCTTCTTCAGCAACTCCTCTAACATTTCTACATGTTCAAGTTTATCTGTTTTATCCATACTGGAAAAAGAAAAGACCTTTTCATAAATCTTTTCTTGTATTTCAGCAATCTCTTTCATTTCTTGCTGAACAAACTCTGATTGAAAGAAACTCATTACTCTCCACAAACTACTTGTTTCAAAATTTTCTTATATTTGAATACATCTATATGTAGGAAAGAATCGTACTTATCCATCCTCATTGATAGGAATTTCCACACAGGGTCTTGTAACTTTTTATCAAAGTTTGGTTTAAACCCAATGATCTTATTGAGAAGAACAAGTGTTTCCAATGATACATTCTTACCTAGATGTTCTTTGACAATGGAAGGATGCTTTGTTCCTTCAATCTTAAACATATTATCAAAGTTCTTACCATCAAATATATTCTCTACCTCAGTCTTGAAGGTATAGGTAAGTGATTGTAATTTACGTTTCCAATCAGTATAATTTTGCTCACCATTTCTAACAATCTCACCAATCCAAAGAGACTGGGGATCATCACAAGTAACAAAGTTAGAGACAAAAAACTCAACTACTTCGCTATCATCTTTTTGTCTGCTCAGTTTTTCAAAAAAGAATCTGTCCTTCCGTTTATAAAAACTCTGAAGAGAAGCACGTGACTTTCCACAATACTTGTGGTAGTCATATGACTCTCTTGTAAAATGGTTCTTCAGTCCAAGGTAAGATTTATAGGCTTCAAAAGGTGACACTTTTGGTATCATAATGGAAGTTTAGCATGTGATGTTCTCTTCAATAAGTTGAGTTCCATTGCTTCACACTTAAGTTTTTCTTTAAGTGGTTTGGAAATCAACTTAGGAACAGATTCTACATCAACATTGTTTTTTTCGCAAAACAAGACAATGGCATCAATATAACTCATCCCATTGTTTTGATGGGCGATAGATTCAATCTCTTCTGCAAACTTGCGAGAGCAATAGAATTTATTCTCTAGAATTTTATCAATGTTGTTCTCTTCAGATTGGGACATATTCCTGTAGTTTGAATTCAACAAACTCTCTAATATATTGGGAGAGCAATTTGATATATTTTCTTTTATCATATTCTTCATAGACAACACATTCTCCATTCTCGCATGACATAATGATAACGAATTTCTTTACCATTATACCAGTCATCTCATATAACATGCAAGCGTAAGCAGCACATTGTACAAAATAATGCTCAATCCATTTCTTTGGTTTTGGTTTTTTACTTGTTTTGAAATCAATCACAGCAAGTTCACCTTCATACTCAGCAATGCAATCTACTGTACCAGCAACTCCCAACTCTTTACTGAAGAGTGCTTGTTCAATTGCATGAATGTTGTCTATCTTATCTAGGTCAGGTTTTGCCTGCTTAAAAAGATACTCTGAGAGAGGTTGTACTGGTGGACCTTCTCTATTGCACAAGTAGCACTCAGTAAGGGTATGCATATCAGTTCCCCTACTGGTTGCTTGTTTTGTGATTTTGTTTGCTTCATCATTACCAACCTTTGCTCTCCACTCACGGAAGATCTCACGATTGTAATGACTGATAACAGAAGTAATAGATACTAACTTCTCTCCTGTTGGAGTGTCATAATATCTAACACCATCAATAGTTTCCCTGTCAAGAGAAGGATAATCAATTTCAATATGGGTAAAACTCATAGACCTAGTTCATGTTTAGCAATAATGTATTCTTTAACCAGACCACTTCTACAGATGTCTTCAGCTTCAAATTCTACCATACTAAAAGATGGCATGTTTTTGAGGATACGAATGAAATCTACAATTCCATTTCTCTCTGCAGTCTTAATAAGGTCAGACTGGGTAGCATCACCACAGAACATCAACTTGGAGTTTTCACCAACCCTAGTAATCATAGAGTCAAGTTCATGGAAGTTGAGGTTCTGGAATTCATCAACAATTATAATAGCATTGTCAAATGTAGTACCTCTGATGAATGAGGTGCTCCAGAAACTAATAGTTCCCTGTGCTTTGAGGTTAGCATAAAGCATCTCAAATGCATTATCATCAGGCATTTCAAACATATACTTTACCATATTCTTATATGGAATCTGATAAAGAGATGACTTGTCCTCATGGTCACCAGGCAGGAAACCAATCTCTCTGGTAGCCACAAGGGACCTGACAATGTAGATCTTCTCATATGGTGTCTTTGGGTCTAAGACATCCAGAAGGGCATTGTAGAGGGTGATAAAGGTCTTACCTGTGCCAGCACAACCATAAGCAACCATGTTCTGCTGCTTCTTATACTCCCCAAAGAAGAGTTCTTGGTTATCAGTAAGTGCCTCAATCTTTTTGATATAATCTAGATTGATTGGTTTCTTTCTTTTCATAACTCTGTTGCTCATACCAAATGGAACTGGGTTAGTGCTTCCAATACCTGACTTACTCTTTCTTGGCATTACTTAATTAGTCGTAGTGTTTGAGATTTGAACCTGGTGCTTTCTTTGCTTTACCAATTACATCTTTCCATCCTGGATATTTGGAATAAAGTTTTCCAAATGTCTCACCCATTTCCACTCCCAGTTTGGGAGCATTTTCAGGAGTGTAATATCTCTCCCAATCAGGATTGTCATCACGCCACTGGTCCCAATCATGAATACTCATGGTAATCTCTTTGGTTTCACCAGTTTCTTTATGTCTCACAGGGTATGTGGCCATTCTTACCTCATAATGTTTTTATATTTAGACCCACTCCAGAGCACCACCAATGGTTGGAAACTGCTCTGCAAAGATCTCCTTACAAGCATTGGCAATATCCATATGCTCTTTCTGAGTTCCATTGGCAGACCTCAGATCAATGTAATGCATCCAACTACGCAGTGATCCAGACATATACAACCTGGTTGGAGTTGCCAGAGGAAGCACAAAACGAGCACACTCCTTTGCCACACCAGACTCAAGCATCTGTTGATACAATGCCATAGAAGAATCAAACAAAGTATTCATCTGATAATTCAACTTCTCAATGACTTGCGGATCCAAGTCATCAATAGAGTTCTGACGATTCTTGGTGTCTTGACGACGGAGTTCTGGAAGAGGGATCGTCGACGAGAGTAGGGAAGAATCAGCATAGCGTTGTGAAAATTCCTGGAATGTAAATGAGCGGTGACGCAGTATTTGAGCTGCCAGACCTCTGGTAGTTTCAATTTCCAGAGTCATAAATGCCTGCTCAAAGATACTCCAGTGCTTGTGATTGATGCAATACTTGAGGAGACCTTCAAAAGAATCATTGCCTTGATTACTTGGATTGCTCACACGTGCACAATATGCAATGTGCTTCTCTGCATCAGGGGTTACTGAGATTAGATTGACTTTCATTTCTTTTCCTGTTTCCTCGCTTTCTTAAGTTCTTTTAGTTCCATTTTGATGTTTTGATATGCAGTCTCAGCACTAATTCTACCACTTATTTCCATTGCACAGATGACATCTACACGTGTACCAAAATGAGACAATGCTCTTTCAAAGTCATTTAAATCATTGTACATTTGATTTTCCTCTGAAGTACGCATTGAAGTAAGCAGCAATTCCAAAAGATGTTTGGTTTCCCTGAGAGATCCAAGTGTCAACACACTCATAGATGTCTTGTGTAGAATAATCTTGCTCTTCTATTCTAACACTCCCATACTTATTGAGCAATATTGCTAGACAGTTCTCTCTAAGTTTGAGACGTTCCTCACTGTATCTCCAATCTAAATTAGTCTGGGTATCCATCGTCATCATCAAAAATTTCTTCGTAGTCTGTAATAGGTGCTTGATACTGTGTTGTATATGCCTCAACATCTGAATAGACTTCAGACTCAAGAGCATCCACCAGCAATTTTAAGTTTCTGACAATCAGTTTTAGTTTGTCCTTTTCCATAAAAAAAGGGAGTAATACTACTCCCATTCTAACACTATTTAATTTGTTTGACAATCACTTGTTATAGATGTGACCACGATACTGGAATGTACCATGTGTTTCCTTTGGTTCATGGTTGCCAACTTGGAAATCTACACCACGATATGCAGTGTGAGAAATCTGTGCGTCATGAAGTGCGTTAACCTTTTGGATCTGCTTCTTGATCATGAGAAGTGTGTTCATTGTAGTTACTCCTGAAATACTAGGGTGAATTAACTCCCGTTCCTTCAGTCGTTTGCGTCCTTGTTATCAAAACAATGAGGATCTGTATGATTCATCCAGTTAGTAAGAAGATCTAATTTCTCACTAACGGTAAAAACTTCAGTTCTCGCCAGACGATTTGCCAACCAGTCAAAGTCTTCACACCTAAGATACATCTCAGGTGGAACATGAAGGGCAAACACAGTCAAAATTGATAACATAGGATGAACGCTCCGTTCCGCGACTTACTTGCGTCCTATTCGCTATTCGCAAATAGCGAATGGATGAACGTATTGGTATTATATACCAGCAGTAATATTTATGTCAATGATGGTATAATTCGTTACAATTTTATGTATCGATACTACACCATTTTATTTTTTCTTAAGTTTTTTATAGACAAAATTATTGCGGGTCAAGATCATTCCTGCCCGCCCTGTCTCAACGTAGTTGCTGAGATTTGCAATATTCTGTTTTTGCCACTCGACAATGCGCTCTTCCTTGTAAGGATCATAGAAATCTTGACGAGTGTACCAACCACGCCAATCTTCATGTGATTTGGATGCATTACATTCGGCACATGCACAAACCAAATTCTTTGTTTCGTCTGTGCCACCATGAAAACGAGGAACAATGTGGTCTAGAGTTAGTGACTCTCTAGATCCACAGTAGGCGCACTTATAACCAAATGATTCTTTAATGGAGTCTTTCCATATTCTCTTAGCTTCTCCTGGTGAACAAGTATGAAGATTAAAAAGGTAATCTTCAGGTGAGCTAAAGACTTCCATGCATTTCTGCGAGGGTCTTAATTATTTAGATTAATTGTTCAAATAATGCCAGAATCCAGTGATAGAATACTTTTCATTTGATTTTGGTATTTCTCCAGAGTGTCTGAACAAATAGTTAGATGGAAATAATAGTGCCTTTCCTTTTTCGGCTTTAACCATTAAGTCAAGATCGGGGAAATAAGTTCCACCTCCATCCTGAACATCATTTAAATATACAACTAAAGAAACTACTCGTGTAGATGCATATCCAGGACCAGCATCAGTATGTGTTCCAAAAAATCCAGAATCTTTAGGATATCTTTTTATAGAAAGATCTTGTAAAAAAAGAGGATCCAGTGGTATCGATGTATGAGTTTGATAGGCATCTAAGAGATCCGAAGTCATGGAGATGAACATAGTTTCCATGGGATGTCCATTGAAATATGCTTGTTCTGCACACTTCTTGTCATTATTGGTCTCTAAGGATCCATTCTGTAATACTTGCCCTCTAATTCTTTTGGTGTCATCAGAATAAAACCAATGAATAAAGTTATCACAGAACCAATCATCCAAAAAATTATTATACTCAAACACCAATTCACTGAGATTCATATAATATTATTTTCCTTAAAGTAACTAACAGTTTCGGTGCAGCCGCCGATAATTTGTTCATCTACAAGAACTCTAGGAAATGTAGATCCGTTTCCGAACTTTTCATAAAATTCTTCACGAGTAAAATCTCGATTCAGTTTATACACAACATGTTGTTGTTCGGCAAGATTCATAAGTCTTTCTACTTTAGTGCAGAAGGGACATCCACTCTTACTGTATATGACAAAACTCATGGGTTGAATACCTCAGCAGTGCTCTGGTTTAGTTGTTTAATATCGGGGGATGGGAACATCTTATCAAACTCTTCTTCTGGTACTTCCATCCAAGATCCACCAACACCACCATCCATATTCACGACAATCTCATTGGTGGGAAGTGCAGGTGGCGGAGTCACATCAATGACTTGCCCCATAAGATGATTAGTGCTTCGAATGTAAGTTAGTTCTTTTGGATTCTTAGCAACCATATTGATCGCATCCATTTCCCAACCGCAATCACACTTCTTCTTTCCTGTTGCCTTGTAGATGACAGAAAAGTATTCCTGAGGAACATACTTATTCGAGTGGTTCATTTGTATAATAGGTATTAAAACTGACGACCAACCTATGGCCTACTTCTTTATCGACTGTGTGTTCCAGCCAACTTGGGAATAATACTAGAATACCAGTGTCTGGCCATACTGTATTGAATCCAAAGGCATGTTGAGCTTCTGTTCCAGGTCTGTACAATTCATTCATCTTGTACATACTAATAGGACTCTTGAAGAGTAGAGGAGACACATCTCCCATCAAACGGGGATAAAGAGCTCCACTCACAACACTGCCTTCATGTCGGTGAAGTCCTAAACTTCCTCCTGGTTCAGTAATATTAAACCAACTCTCACAGATATCGATATTATGAATACCGAGCCTTTCAGTGTAGTCTCGAACACACTTCATCAATTCTCTACGAATCTCTCGTGTTTCTTGACGACCCAAAATACTACTTTCATTAGACCCTGAACCTCTAAAGGTAGTTTTTCCATTTGGAGTCAAATGAAATTCTCTGGCATCAGATTGTTCAGAATCAATAATATCTAACAGTGCAGAGAAGTCAACATTCTCTAAATTGTATAGAGAAACAGGAGTTGGAAACAAATCCAACTCTATTTTCTTTAACATATCACCCATCTAATACCTCAACATGAGAAAGAAATTGTGATGGCGTATTCCACCATAGTCTCTGGGTGTCTTCCCAGTTGTCAAAGATTACAAAGTTGCCATCATCTTTGACAACTTTATATCTGTGACGGATATATGGTTCGTTAGATGTCTGTGAAAAATAACGAGAGTCCGTTTTCGGAATCAATTTGGTCATGATACATGTAAAGTTCCAATCATTCCAGCACCTTTATGTGGATCACACCAGAAAGTGTAGTCTCCTGCCTCTGGAAAAGTAATATCAAAACTCTCACCAGGGGCAAATGCAAGATCGCCATGAGAGAGTTCGGGATGATCCTCCACAATTACGTTATGTGGAGGAAGCATTCCGTTCACAAAGTGAACCGTATCCCCTGCATTGATTGTAACATCTGCGGGTTCAAAAATCAAGTTTCCATTTGAACCCATTGTGATGTCAACTGCCCATGCAGGTGCTGCAAGGAAAAGAGTAGCTAAAAGTGCAAAAAAGAATTTCATTGAGTCTTTGCAACTACTCTTATGTATTCAGTTTATTCTTTTGAATCTATTGAATGTTTTTGTTTCAAGTCAGGATTAGGTTGACTTGGCACAAAAGGACTGCGAGTTTTGTTTTTGATAACAATAAAAGCATCGTTTTGATACGTTACCGTACCAAAAGGTTTAGACCATTTGGGATTGCCATTGGGATTAGTGGCGGTGCCAGTTACAGCAACACCACCAATCTCAACAGCAACTTCATCATTGGCATCCCACCCAAGTTCTTCTAGAGCAAGGGCAAGTTGTCCAAGCATAGGTCCAGGATATCTCACAGCCTCTTCCATAACATGTTCCTCTGGTTCAAGATTTCCGTGCATAAAATTAAAGTGCGTTACCTCTGGGTAATACCTCTTCAGGGAAAACGAAGTTCTCATGTGGTTGGTCAACGGATGCCATCCAATTACGAAGGCCTTCATTCAATAAGATATTCTTTGTGTAGAACGTCTCGAATTCAGGATCTTCTGCTGCTCTGATTTCTTGCGATACGAAGTCGTAAGCACGGAGATTAAGAGCGAGACCAATGATACCAATAGAAGAAGTCCAAAGACCCATGACGGGTACAAAAAGCATAAAGAAGTGAAGCCAACGCTTATTACTAAAGGCAATGCCGAATATCTGTGACCAGAAACGGTTAGCAGTAACCATCGAATAGGTTTCTTCTTCTTGAGTTGTATCAAAAGCTTTGAAAGTGTTTGCTTCTTCACCATCCTGATACAAGGTATTCTCTACTGTAACACCATGAATGGCAGAAAGCAAGGCTCCACCAAGAATACCTGCAACACCCATCATATGAAATGGGTTCAGGGTCCAGTTGTGGAAACCCTGTAGGAAGAGCAGGAAGCGGAAGATAGCAGCGACTCCAAAGGAAGGAGCAAAGAACCAACTGGATTGTCCAAGTGGGTAGATGAGAAATACAGAAGTAAATACGGCAATAGGACCCGAGAATGCGATTGCATTGTACGGACGGATGCCGACCAGACGGGCAATCTCGAACTGACGCAACATGAAACCAATCAGGGCAAAGGCCCCGTGAAGTGCCACGAAGGTCCAGAGTCCTCCTAACTGACACCACCGAACAAAGTCACCTTGCGCCTCAGGACCCCACAGAAGGAGAAGAGAGTGTCCCATTGCATCTGCAGGGGTGGACACAGCTGCGGTAAGGAAGTTACAACCTTCCAGGTACGAAGAGGCAATGCCGTGGGTGTACCAGGAGGTGACAAACGAAGTACCAGTTAACCACCCACCAATTGCTAGATATGCCGTGGGAAAGAGTAAAAGTCCAGACCAACCAACAAAAACGAAACGATCTCGTTTTAGCCAATCATCTAGAATATCAAACCAGCCCCTCTGTGGAGGACTCAGTGTGCTTGCTACCATTTTTTGTTTCCTCTTTTAAATAGTACAGTTGTGGCCAAGTATCTTGAATGATCTCAGCAAGTTTGTAAGGTGTCTCTGAAGTTATCATATCTTTACATATGCAGAGAAAAAGAAAGGGGACCGAAGTCCCCTTAGTTGTTTTCTTAATAAACGTCGTTTATTAGGAATCCTAGTATCAACCGATTGCAGGTGCGGTGAGTGCCACAGGAGTGGATTCAGCAGCAGCAAGGTCGAGAGGGAAGTTGTGAGCGTTACGCTCGTGCATAACTTCCATGCCCAGACCAGCACGGTTGAGCACGTCAGCCCAAGTGTTGATCACTTTGCCCTGACTATCAACGATAGACTGGTTGAAGTTGAAACCATTGAGGTTGAATGCCATGGTGCTAACGCCCAGTGCAGTAAACCAGATACCGACAACAGGCCATGCTGCGAGGAAGAAGTGCAGCGAGCGGGAGTTGTTGAAG